TTCCCACCACAGTGAAATACAGTGGCTTTCCACTGGACAAATAGGTAGTGTTTGACAACTGATCAAGCGCGTCAATGGTCTGAAATGTCAGAGATGTCACCGGATTGGTGTCGAGCTTGACGGCCTTAGCCTCCAAGAAGTCATCTGGCACTGTGCCGTACTCAGCGCCAGCCGCAAACGATGCAGTGGCACGCACAATCATCTGCCGTGTGCGGAGTTGTCTCTCCATCTGCGCCTCGGCCAAACTGATGAAGTCAGGAATCACTGAGGTCAGATCAGACCGATTAAGCCAATCGGCCAGAGATGATTTGAGTTCGGTGTAAGTTGTGAGAGCCATCAGACTGCCTCTTTTTCCATCTGTTCTTTGACAATCCAAGTGTGTTCATGTCGGAATTCAAAAGTGCCAATGTGTCCGATTTCCTTGGATACATCATGGTCAATATACACCTTGAACCCAAGTTCTTGAGCCTTCTTGCAAAAGAATACATCCTCGCCCATGTAGCCACGGTTGTCGTACTGCCATGGCATATCAAACCATGGCTCTGTCATTCCCTGAAACACTTCGCGCTTGATTAGCATCACGCCAGTGCCAACAGAGCCGACTTCCTCCAATCCTGTTGACTCAGGCAGTGAAAAGACAGGCTGTCTCTTGCCGTTCTCGTCATAGTTTTGCGCGGTTGGGCCTGTAGGCATTCTGCGTCTGGCACAGTTGGCCGCCACGATGTCCACATCATGCGCCAGCAATCGGCCAATCATGTCCTGCGGGAAAGTCATGTCCGAGTCAATGAACAGGATATGGCTGCAACCCTCGCGCATCGCGTCCAGACACAAATCAGCACGCTGATTCTGGATCAGTGTGCCTTGCAAAATCTTGAGACTGACGGCATCAGTGGTGTTGAGCGTGTGATACGCAACAGCGTTAACCATACAATAGGTGTAGTTGGTGTGAACCATGTCACGCGCGGGAGTGCAGACAGCGATGTATTTCATACCTGACCTGGCCTCACTCTAAAGAACCTGTTGTCCGGATCGTTGAGCCATTTCTTCATGTAAACCGGATCATCCAGCTTGCCCTCTGACTTCAACTGAAAGTAAATTGACTCAGGAATGCTGGCCACATGATGCCATTCACCCTTCCAATTTGCTTTGTTGTCGATGGTGGCAAAGTCGCGTTTGTTGGACTCGATGACAGCAGTCAAATCCTGAGTTGTCTGAATCGTTGCCTCATCAGTGTCATCGTTGTAGTGCCAAGTGCGCGTGATCCCTTTTTCGGGGTTTGCATCAAAAAATCGTTTTTCCATGTAAGTAGGGGAGGATTTCTCCTCCCCCATTCCTCTCAGTCGATTAAGAAGTGATCAAGTCTGCTGCCAGACCGTGAGCGTTTTCAGCCAACACTTTGTGACCGAATTCGATCAACAACATACGCTTCTCAGCGTCACCTGTCTTGGCCAACTCGAGTTGTTGGTAAGGACGCAACACAACCATCTTTGCGTACTCAGGATCAATGACCCAAGCATCGCGCTCACGCTGGAAGCGGTTTGCGATGACAGAGACTTGACCGAAATCGCTGACATAGATGTCAACCGCACCGATCAAAGTGGCAGGCTTGTCGCCACCATTGATGTTGTAGCGGCTTGATGCAATGCCAGAGAAACCAGACACGCGCTGCTTGTTGACGGGACCAACCATCAAAATCTTAGGTGTGCCGCCAGCAGACCATACTTTCTGAATCACATTCTTGAGAATGGTTTCGGTGAAAGTACGCACATTACCGTCAGTGCGAGCACTGTTTGGTAAGGTGGTGTAGCTGGGGTCAACGCCGTTGGTTTGCTTGTCGGTGTTGGTCTTGACAAATGCGCCCAAAGAGGCAGTGGCGCGAGCAGTTGTGGTGTTACCGGCAACAGCAATAGCACCATTCAAGAATGTGAATTCTTGGTCACGCTTCAACTCAGAACCGCGCTTGGCGATCTGGTAAGCCAATTCAGAACGGCGGCCAGCCTTGTTGACCACTTCTTCAGTGTTCGACAAGATGATGGTTTTGCGTGCGATCTGAGCGTAGTTGGTCAAACGAACAGTCGCGGTGACTGAATCGAAAGATGCAACATCATCACCTTCCAACTGAGCATTGGCGGCGGCATCTGCCAAAGCATCTGTCTGCCACTCGAACAGAGTGTTGGTGATTGTTTCGCGGCCAATGTTTGATTGGTACGGTGTTTCTTCTGGTGAGATATTTGTTATTACATTTGAAAGATCTTCCCGAATGCCTTTAGCACTATAGGTTGTAAATGTATTGGTTACGATGGACATGATGTTTCCTTATTTCAAGAGTTTGAAGATTGCATCAGCCGCGTCATCGACACGGCCAGTTTTCGCAAGACGCTGTTGTGCTCGCAATGCCTCTGTATTGTTGGAAACTCTACCCGCTGCGCCAGGCTTGGCAGGCTTAGGACCGTTGTTTGTCACTGGCTTGATCTGTCCACGCTTGGAGATCATTTGGTCATACAACGCCGCTTTTCGCAACAGTACAACCGCCCTGTGGTCAACAACATTCTTCAATTCATCAGGAGAGAATCCAACCTTTTGGCCGAATTGAACAAGCATGGCCTTCTCAGCCGCCGCCTTTTTGGAGTCTTTCCACTCAGGGATTGCCGCCATCAAAGCCTCTTGTTCCTGCTGCAACAACTGTTGTTGCTGTTGCATCTGCTCTTGCTGTGACAACTGAGAGAGTCGCTGCTTTTCACTTTGAATCGCCGCTTGTTTCTCTTGTCTGTCACGCATCAACTCGCGCTGCCTTACCCACTCAATGGGGTCTTCTTGGTAGAGACGATCCCAATCAATGTTTGGTTGCGCGGCCTGCTGAACCTGTTCCTCTAGAGCACTCAACAATTGAGCGTATTGCTCACGCTCGGCACGCACTGACTGCAACTCAGCTTCGGCTTGTTTCCGCACCTCTGCAATTTGTTGCGTTTTGCGTGTGTAATCCTGTGTCCTTGAGTAACCTTTTTGGAGTTCGTCCAGCGTCACCTCGACTTCTTTACCGTCAACCTTGACGGTGAAGACTTGTGGCTGTTCTTCCTCTTCAGATTCCTCATTTTCTTCGGATTGTTCGGTATCAGTTTCATCGCCATCCGCGTCTGCGTCAGAAAGCAATTCCTCATCTACCGCCGCGCCCTCATCGGGCAACTGCGCCTCGCTGTTTTCCTCTTGTCCCTCATCAGGGAGTATTCCAGCAAGTGCATCGGCTGCTTCAGCCATATTCATCGGACCTTGTACAACACTCGCCTGCGGCGTTGGTGCTACTGTTTGCATTGGTCTATTTCCTTAATTAAACAAGATTTTTCTGTGCGCGTTCGATGGCACGCTGTGCCACCTTGCCGTTGTCGATCATTTTGATCAACTCGTTTTTGAAATTCTCAATGGCACGCAACTGCGCCCAGACAATTTCACGCTTGGCCGCCTCTTCTGGCTTGCTGCTCTCAAACTCCCACAGCAAATCTCCGCGCATCTTCTCCATGGCCGCTGCAAATACCTCGTCCTGCATAAACTGCTCGGACTTGCGGCCTTTTCTTACCTGTTCTTCGTTCATTGAGCCATTCCATTAAGGTTGATGGGTGGAGGCACATTCGCCGCTGTCTGCACAGCCTGTTGGATGATTGCAGACTCTTGCGCCATGGCCTCCCGATCCATAGCCTGCCGCGCATCAATCTCGGCAGTGCTAATCTGTGCGCCGTACTTTAACTCAAGTTCGTATTTCTTGAGCATTAAGTCTTGCGCCAGTTGATCTCTTCGATAATCGTCATCGCGGATCATCTGTTCGCGCTTCAATTCCAACTCGGCAGCCTTCTTCTGGATGTCGGCTTGGATTGACTGAGCCTGCACTTGCGCCAACACTTCCTCTGGTGTCGGTTTTGGTGCTTCGGCCTGCGGTATTTGGAAGTCGGCAGGCAGCGCCTGAAAGTAGCTGGATGCGTCTTTCACGCCAGACATCTCGACAATCTTTTGGATTGTGCGGATGTACATGGATGGCGTGACCACAGGGTTGTCCAAGCCAAACTGCTGCATGATCTGCTCTTGTTTGCCCGCAATCATGGTCAAAGCCTGAATGCGCTCGTTGGAGTCACCATTGCCTAAGCCAATATTGACGGTCACATCCATGTTGGCGTTCCACACGCGCGGGTCAATCTGCACCCACTCATTGCGTAAACGCACCATGCGCGGCTTGTCTTGGTGGGTGGTCATCAGATACAAAATGCCCTTAAAGAGC